GCATATTTTTAATGAAATTTGTAGGTCAACCTTTTACATTTGCTTTTGAACAAGTAGGGACTAACTGTGGGTTATTAGGAAAAAATGCTTGTATAGAAGTAGACGGCACAGCTTATTGGATGTCAGAGAACGGCTTCTTTACATACGATGGTCAATTAAAATCTTTACCTTGTTTAGTAGAGGACTTTGTATACGACGATATAAACGTGGTATCTAGAGACTTAATTAATGCAGGATTAAATAATCTATTTGGCGAAATAACCTGGTATTATGCCACTGCTAATTCTAATCAAATAAATAGAAACGTAACTTATAACTATTTTGATTCGACAAGCAGAAGACCAATATGGACCACTGGCACATTAGCTAGAGCCGCATGGCAAGATTCTGCGGTATTTGATAAGCCACACGCTACTTCCTATGACCCTGATAGCAACAACTCTTACGATGTTACTGGTAATACAGACGGATGTACGATATACTATAAACAGGAAACAGGGACCGATCAAATTAATGCAGGAGGAGCTGTGACTGCAGTATTAGGATCTATTACCTCTGGTGACTTTGATATTACAAGAAGAAGTTCACGAGGTGATGTAGTTGGAACACCTGATATTAGAGGAGACGGAGAATTTATAATGCGAATAAGTAGGTTCATACCAGATTTTATTTCACAGACAGGTGATACACAGGTTAGCTTTGTAACTCGAACCTATCCTAATAGTTCTACTACAACAACTAATTTTACAGTTGATAGCACTACAACTAAAAAAGATACTCGACTACGTGCAAGATCTATCGCTTTAAAAGTTGCAAATACAAGCACCAGTCAAGACTGGAAACTTGGCACATTTAGATTAGACATACATCCAGGAGGAAGAAGGTAATGGCTGTAGATAAAAAAATTAAATATGAAAATAAAAAACCTGCAATGCAGGGAGGTGGTCCTAATTATTTAGGTAAACAAAAAGAAGTAAAAGTTCCTGTAAGATGGAAATCATCACCAGACCATCCTGATACAGAATTAGCATATATTACAGAACCTGAAAAACAAGTTTTGATTGCACTTAATATGCATGGTGGTCTTGAAGATGGTAAACCAAATAAAGGACCGAAAGGTGTAATATCATTGCAAGGTGACCTGGGTGGTTATGATGCTAGTCCCGGTGGACCAAATGATCCAGGTTCAGGAGGAGCCGGTCCAGGTGGTAGAGTTGGTCAAATAGATAAAGGTAAACAAAGAGCTGCCGACATTATGACTGGCAGAGCTAATGTGACTTCACCAACAGGTATTACAGAAGGATACACTGGAGACAGAGGAGTACAAAGAGGTGGCATAGGAGATTTTGTCGGACAGAGATATACAGGTGGAGGACTTTTTAGTGGTGCTAATCGATTTGGATATAGAGATGTATATACGTCAGGTCCAAGAATGGGTGAAACTAAACCAGGATATTTAGGAACAGTTTTAGGAGGTCTTGCAAGTTTAGTAACAGGTGTTCCTGTTATAGGAAGTGTTATAGGAAAAGGTATAGATTATGGTAAAGGTATATTTGGTAATATATTTAGTAAAGATTATTATGATAGTTTAGATGAAGAAGAAAAAGAGAGAATAGCTAATTTACAAATGATTGACGGTAAATTAGTAGACACTCGTAATTTTGAAGATACTTTTGGCATGAGCGATCAAGTAGTCTCTGCACCATCTATAAGCAACCTTAATGCTTTTGATCGTTTTAACATAGAATATAATCCTAATCAAAGTGTAGTAGATATAGCAGCTGTTAAAGCAGCGATAGAGAATGCTGAAAATCAAGGTAGTTCATAATGGCTAAAATAGTAGAATCGTTAACAAGAGCAGAACCAGAATATAGTCAAGCTAATCTACAATCTTTAGTTAGAGATCTTGACTCAGTAATAACAAAATTAAACTCATCTTTTCAAGATGAAGTAAAACAAGAGATAGAAGCTAAAAGTTTCTTTTTAGAATAATGTCGGTAGTAAATAGATATAAATTTGTAGGGAAAGATAATGACACTACAGGTAATGCCTTAGATGTGTTTGGAACAGGTAATCCAAAAGTGAATGAAACCTATATTGTAAAATCAATACTAGTAACATCAGCTTCTACTCCTACAGTCACCATAACGAATAACTCTATTACAGCTATAAAATCAGCTGCTTTGACCGCTGATACTACAAAAGAATTATTAACCCAACCGTTAATAGTTGAGGGTGGAACTACCCTTACAATACAGTCAAGTAACACTGGGTCATTTGATTTTGGCGTAAGTTACTTAAATATATTAAAGGAGAAAATAGACTAATGAAAATACTAGATGCGAAAGTAGAAGAAACCTACAGACACAAGAAAACAGGCGAAATTTTTAAGGAAAGAGAGGAGTGGGTAGCTAAGGGCTATAAGCCAGAGGACATGGCTCAGGATGTAAAGGTCATCATGCCACCTATTGATTTAATCAGTAAAACAAAGTAAAAGGTACAATTAAGGTAAAAATATGGCAATTTCTAGAATGCAAGAACCCAGACAACTACAGGCCGGAGGCGGAATCATAACATTGCAAGAACCTAGACAAGGTTATTTTTTAGGTAAACTTGTAAAGAAAGCTGTCCGTGGCGTCAAGAAAATAGTTAAAAGTCCACTGGGTAAGGCTGCTTTATTATATGCAGGAACTGCAGGATTAGGAGCTTTAGCAGGAGGTGCAGCTGGAACTGGCTTTACAAGAGCTATGTTTTCTCCTGCCGGTATTGCAAAAAATTTTGGTGCTTTTGCACCGAGTTTATTTCGAGGTGCAAGTTCAATCACTGGCCCTCATCAAAATCTAGGTTTTTTTCCAAAAATGTTAAGTAAAATGAGCACTGGTCAAAAAATATTTGCAGGTTTAGGTGCAACAGCAATTGCAACACCATTCTTACAAAAAGCATTTAAGACGGGCCCTTACGAAGAGATAGAAGAAGAAGTAGACACATCTTATATTGATCCATACACAGCTTACATGATGTCAAGAGAAAGAGCACCTGGTTTAGCGTTTTTACCAAGACCAGAAGCGGTTCAAGCAGGTTTTTATTTACCACCACAACAAGCAGCTGAAGGTGGTAGAATAGGTTATGCAAATGGCAATATGGTGGAAGGTGATATGATGCAATTACCACCAGAAGCAGAAAGATTTTTACAAGAAGAGTATAGAAAATATAAAGCACAAGGTGGTGACTTATCTTATTCAGAATTTAAAATGTTGGTTATGCAACAAGCGGCCGGGGAACAAGGACCAGAAGATGAAGAAATAATGACTACAGAAGCAGAGGTAGTACAGACTCCAGAAGAAGGTATTATGCAAATGGCTATGGGAGGACCAGTTCCAAAGTCACAAGTAAAAGGATATGATACTCCAATAGGATATAATAAATCTGATTATAGAACTGGTGGTATTCCTGTAAAAGATATTAAATTAAGTGATCCAAAAGTGCCTGTACGAGTTGGTAGAAAAGAAGGTGGACTTATGGATTTAGGTGGTTTAGAAAAAGATTATAGAACCGGTGGATTTGTAGAGATCGGTAAAAAAGAAAAAGCAGATGATGTTCCTGCTAGATTAAGTGTAAATGAATTTGTTTTTACTGCTGATGCAGTTAGAAACGCAGGTGGTGGAGATGTAGATAAGGGTGCTAAAGTTATGGAAAATTTAATGAAAAATTTAGAAGCTGGTGGTAAAGTTTCTGAAGAATCACAAGGTGCTCAAGCTATGTATGATAATATGAAACAATTAGAAACGAGGATAGCATAATGGCAGTTCCAGGATTTTTAGAAGATTACACAAAAGATTTTGCTACACAAGCAAAAGCAACTTATAGTGCTCCAATAGATACAGCAAAATTTACTGGAAGACAATTTGTTGCTGGTGAAGACCCATTACAAACTCAAGCGATAGGTCTTGCACAACAAGGTGTTGGTGCTTATCAACCATTTTTAGCTGCAGCGCAAGCTGCACAACAACAAGCAGCTGGAACTGTTGGAGGACTTAGTGCATTAACAGGACCTCAAGCTTATCAACCTTTTATGTCCCCGTATCAACAACAAGTTATTGATACAACACTTGCAGAATTTGATAAACAAGGATTTGCTGGTGAACAAGCTATTAGAGATGCAGCAGTTATATCTGGTAACTTTGGTGGTGGTAGAGAAGGTGCACAATTAGGTCAGTTTCAAGCAGATAGATTAGCAGACAGAGCAGCATTACAAGCCCAATTATTACAAGCAGGATTTGGTCAAGCACAACAAGCAGCTGATAGAGCATTTACTCAAGGCGGTCAGTTAGCGGCAGCTCAGTCAGGATTAGGTGCAGCACAAATGGGATTATCTGATTTTCAAAGAGCTGGTCTCGGTGCAGACGTTGGAGCGTTAGGACAACTAGGATCTTTAAGACAAGGTTTATCACAAGCACAATTACAAGCAGATGCAGATGCTGCAAGAACAATGGCTTACGAACCATACGGTAGATTATCTCAATACGGTCAAGCTTTGACTGGTTTATCTGGTGGTGTTGTAGGTCAACAATATGCACAACCACAGCCTGTTAGCCCACTATCACAAGCAATTGGTACAGCATTAGGAATTGGTGGATTATACGGTAAAATATTTGGATTTCCAGGGAGTAAATAATGAAAGTTTTAAATAGACCAATGTTTAGAATGGGTGGCCCTATTAAAGAAGGGATTATGGATGGTATCAAAGAACCAGTGAGACAAGGATATCAAACTGCTGGTTTTGTGGCAGACCCAATTATGGACCCTAATTTAATGGCTATTAGACAACAACAAAATTTAGATGCTGCCGCAGCTTTTGACAATATATTTACTCCAAAGAATGTAAGTTCAGCAGAGGTATTGAGCGGTAAAGAACCACCACCAGGACTATTTGGATTTAAATTTGAAGAACCTATTAAACCAGCTGATTTAGTTTTAGGTGAAAAAACTAAACAAATAATAGCAGAAAATAAAAAGAAGAGAGCGGAAAAAGCACAACAAGAATTTGATCTTAAGGTAGAAAAGAAAAATCAGGGTGACTTTAATAAAGATTTACTTCCAAAAGACGAAGTAAAAGTTGTTGAAGAAGAAAAAACTCCTGTTGAAAATCTAACTAAAAAACAAAGAGTCGATGATATACTTAATTCGTTAGGTTATAAACGAGCTCAAAAAAATGCATTGTATGATGCAATGATTAAAGCAGGTCAAAGGATATCTAGAACAGGCTTGGGCGCGGATAATTTAGTCTCAGATATTATTGCAGAAACAAGTCAGTCATATGACAAACCAGAAAAATTAAGAGAAGCAGCAGAATTAATGGATGTTCAACAACAATTAAAATTAGAACAAATTAAAGAGAGTAAAGATACTAGATCTCCAATTCAAAAAACTGCAGAGTATTATTTAGAATCTGGAGTTGCAGGAAATATGGACGATGCTATTCGTATGGCTAGAAATTTACCAGTAACTGTAAGTGAAACATTCCAAACTAAAGTTAAAGAATTTGGTAAATCAGGTGGTTTAGATCAAACAGCTATAGACCTTACAGAGAGAGGTCAATTTGGAAACTTAAAATTTAAAAATAAAATTAATAAAAAATACAAAGGAAAACCTTTATCTGAATTTTTAAAATCTGAAGGATTTAAGGGAGACGGTGTTTACACAGCTGATGGTAAAATATTAGTTATTGAAAATGGAGAGATTAAACAAACTATTGTTGTTAGAGGTTCAATAGAAGATAGTATATTTAATTTTGGTGGCGGCGATTAGGAGGGACCATGGCTGAAGATTTTAATCGAGTAGGCACAATTGAATCGGTACTCTCAGGAATTGTTTCAGGTGCCATTGCAATACCTAAAGGTTTATTTTCATTGGGCGCAACGCTTATTGACCTGGGCGCAGGGACCAATAAGGCTGCAGAGGTAGAACAATTTTTTGATGACTTAACAACATTTGATGAAAGAGCAGAAGCAACAGCTGCTGGAAAGATTACAGAGCTATTAGTCAATATAGGTATACCCGGTGGTTTTGGTTTTAAACTAGGTAGTAAACTAGCAGAGAAAGCAATTAACGCAGGTAAGACTGGTACATTATTTAAAGCAAATAGTCCTAAACTAGCTAACACTTTAAAAGGTATGCGAGGTAGAGGCGGAGCATTAAAGCTTGCAGCTGGAGCTATTACAGGCGGTATTGCTGAAGGTGTGTTTGTTGGAGACGTAGAAAGAGCAGGTACACTTGCATTTAATTTAGAAGATGACGAGAATGATCCAGGTAGAGAATTATTAAACAGAGTTAAGTTTGGTACAGAGGGTGCATTATTTACAGGTATCATCGGGGGTGTTGGTGCAGGGATTAAGAAACTTGCGAATAGAAACAAACAATTAGATGTCAATAATAGTAAATTAGATAAATGGATTGATAAAGTTGCCGGCAAGCTTAGAGCAAGAGGAGACAAAGCGCAAGAGTTTTTTGATCTTGAAAGAAAACAAATTGGTTTACGATCTGGTGATGCAACACTCGCTAGAAATACATCTAGAGAAATAGATGTAAGTATAGACAAGTTATTCCCACCACTTAGAACATTGTTTAATAAACAAAATGCTAAAGGTAGAAGTGATCTTTTAGCAGATGTAAATGATTTATTATTATCAGGTAATCCAAAAATAGACGACTTAGGTCAAGTTACCTTTGATGCGTTAGATGCAGCTAAAAAAGCAAAGGTATCTAAAAAAATTCAAGGACTTGCAAAAAATGCAGACCAAGCAAAAGAAATAGAAACTGCAATCTTTGGTGGTTTGTCTACAATTAGATCTAGATGGTCTAAATTATTTTCTGATGTTGGTGGTAAGTTAGACAAAAAAGAACTTGCAGAGTTTAAAGAAATATTTGGTAATAAATTTAAAGATTATTTAGGTTCAACTTATGATGTGTTTCAAAACAAATCATTAATACCTTATTTTAATTACACGCCTACAGCTGAAGCAATAGAAAAAACTAGAGCTGTATTAATCAATAGTGCAAGAGAAGCTGGTAAAGAATTAACGGAACAAGAAGCAGATGATGCAATCGCCGGTATCTTACGTACAGTTAAGATGCCTCCTGGTTTTAAAATGGATAGAGGGAACGTACCACTATTTCAAGTTCCAAAATTTTTCTTAAATCAAACTGTTTTAAAACAAGCAGACGATGTTAAGCCAAAACAGTTTATAGCAATGACAGATGTAAAAGATGGACCAAGGCAAGCAATAGAAAAATTATTAGGTCGACAAAAAAATCCAATGCAGACTATTTTAGGTGCCACAGCAAAATTATCTGTAATATCTAGAAGAAATGTTTTCTTTGATGACCTTATACAAAAATCTGATGAGCTTGCAGCTGCAGGCAAAGAGCCATTGTTTGCAAGAAGCTATGATGATGCGATTAGAGAGTTTGGTGATGACTTTAAAAAAGTAGAAGTTATTGATCCCTCTGGTAGATTATCTATTAGTAAAGGTGCAACTAATCCTTTTGCTGATGCACAGAATCCTTTGTATGCAAGACCGGGTGTTGCTGATGCATTAAAACAAACATCACTATCTACAGAAAATAATAAATTCTTGGCACAGATGTACGAAAGTTTAATACTGTATCCAAAAGCTACATCACAGATTGCAAAAACAATTTTATCACCGGTAACACATTTAAGAAACTTTGTAAGTGCAGGAGCTTTTGCTACAGCTAATGGTATTGTACCAGATGCTGCTGCAATTAAACAAGCTTATCAAGCATTACAAACTCCATTAAAAGGCACAAGACAACAAAATGAGTTGTATGAAAAACTTTTAAGACTAGGTGTTGTAAATTCTAATGTTAGACTCGGGGATCTTGCACGTCTACTAGAAGATGTAAATTTTGGTGAAACAATGACATCAGACAAAGGAATGAGACTATTGTTAAAACCATTGTCAAAATTAAAATCTGTGTCACAAGATTTATACACAGCTGAGGATGACTTTTGGAAGATAGCATCATGGGCTATGGAACAAAAAAGAATGGAAAAAGCTTTTGAAAGAATTGGTGTAACAAGAGGCCAGTTTTTTAAAAATTCAGCAGGAGAGGAAGTTAGATTAACAACAGAATATTTAGAAGAACAAGCGGCTGATATTGTAAGAAACAATATACCAAACTATGATTATGTATCAGACTTTATAAAAGGTTTAAGAAAATTACCTATTGGTAATTTCGTATCTTTCCCAGCAGAGATTGCAAGAACAGGTACAAACATTGTAACTAGAGCATTAAAAGAAATAAACGAAGAGGTAATTGTAAATGGTAAAGCATATAAACCTTTTAGAAGAACTGGTTACACAAGATTATTTGGTTTCACTACAACTGTGGCTGCTGTGCCTTACGCTACATCACAAATGTTTGGTGCATTGTACGATGTAACAGATGAAGAAAGAGCTGCGCTTAGAAGATACGTGCCTAACTGGTCAAAAAACTCAACAATATTACCAATAAAAAACAAAGACGGTTCGTTTGAATATGTAGATTTTAGTCATGCTAATGCATATGACACATTAATTAGACCATTACAGACGGTTGTAAATAGGGTGGCTGATGGTGACACAGATAACGATGGAATAGTTAATGATTTCATTGGCGGTATGTTTGAAGCTATGAAAGAATTTGCATCACCATTTATATCTGAGTCTATCTGGACTGAAGCAGTTGCTGATTTACTTGTAAGAGGTGGTAGAACTAGAGAAGGTTTCCAAGTATTCAATCCACAAGATACGCCGGGAGATAAAGCTAGTAAAATAATGGCCCACTTAGTTAAAGCACAAATGCCTTTCTCAATAAACCAATTTAAAAGATTAGACCAATCTATTGAAGAGGTTGATGTAATTACAAAAGGTAAGTTTGATAAGTATGGACAGACTTATGAATTTGGTGACGAGTTTGCAGGGTTATTTGGTTTTAGAGCTGTGCCAGTAAATCCAGAAAGAGTTTTAAATTTTAAAATAGCAGACTTTCAAAGAGGAACTAGAGAATCTAGATCTTTGTTTACAAGAGAAACTTTAAGAGGCGGACCAGTAGAACCAAGAGATCTTGTAAATGCGTTTATAAATGCAAACAGAGCTTTATTTAATGTTCAAAAAACTATGAAACAAGATATGGAAGCTGGTCAAGTATTAGGTTTAGATGAAGAACAGGTAATAGAATCTTTTGATAGAGTTGGAACAAGAGCTTATGATGCTTTAAATGATGGAGAGTTTAGACCCTTTTTACCTTCTAGAGAAATTGAAAATGCTTTTGAAGAAAATGCAGCACGTTTAGGTATATCTAATCCTTATGAGGAAGCAATAGATTCTATTGAAGATATTTATGATCAGCTAGAGTCTGTTACACTAGATGAACCATTTTTTCCTAACATTGAAAACCCACTGTTACCTATTATGCAAGATACACCAGTTACACCAACTGCTTTAAATTTACCGTCTGTTAACCAGTCTGTTATGACAAAAACGCAGGCAGCTAACCAATTTTCTAACTTGACAATGGATCAAAAAATCCGTTTACTGTTTCCAAATGGTTAAAAACGCACTACAAAAAATAGAAGAACATGAAAAGCTTTGCAGAATAATGCAAAAGCAAACTCATGATAAAATTAATAAACTTGAACGTCAAATCAACCGCGTAGAAAGTATATTATTAATGTCTACTGGAGCATTGATCACCGGTATGGCATATGTTATATTTACTTTAATTATAAGATAATGACAGCTACTTTTGGTATTGGAATGTTTTTTTATGGCATGGTGTGTATGTCAATTGGTGCTGCTATTATTTATTACGTATTCAATAAAATTAAAAAAACTCCAGAACAAATTGAACAAGAAGAAAACGAAAAATATTTAAAAGAGTTACAAGGAAAACTATGAATCTTTCACGGAACTTTACTCTCTCAGAGCTGACTAAGTCAGACACTGCCATCAGGAAGGGCATCAACAATAATCCTAGTCCAGAACAAATAGAAAAATTAAAAACATTATGTGAAAAAATTTTACAGCCGGTGCGTGACCATTTCGGAAGGGTCAAAATAACCAGCGGGTTCCGTTCAGAAGCGCTGTGCCTAGCCATCGGCAGTTCTGTAAATTCACAACATGCCCGCGCCGAGGCGGCCGATTTCGAATGTGTTGGCGTCGATAACGCTGAGCTTGCAGATTGGATTAAAAGGGAGCTTCCGTATGACCAGCTCATCCTCGAGTTCTATACTCCGGGTGAACCTAACAGCGGGTGGATACATTGCAGCTATACTGAAGCGACTCCACGAGCCAGTTTCTTACATGCATTTAGATCAGAAGGTAAAACAAAATACAAACCAATTATAGGTAACGCAAAAGATTTATTTGTTTAAATCCAAGCTTTTAATTCTTCACCCATAATCTGACTAGCTATATCAACTTTTTTCTTTAACGCTTTTACAATTCTTTCATCAACTGTATCCTCACACATAATGTCTATGTAAGTCATAGGATGTTCTTGACCAATACGATCTATTCTAGCCTCTGATTGTTGTCTCTTCTCTAAGTCATAACCATTAGAGTAATATATCATAGTGCTAGCAGCTGTAAGAGTAATACCATAGCCACCAGTCTGAGTCGTGCCTATAAAAAAACGAACCGGGGAACTGGGATCTTGAAATTTTTCTATGTTTGTTTGACGATCTGACATTGGTGTAGGACCAAAATAATCTACAAAACTATTTTCGCCAAATTTTTTAGAAACCTCCTGCATAATCCTATATACATCTTTCTGCCAATGGGCCCATATAACAACCTTACCCTCTACCTCTTCTAAAACATCCATAAGTTCTGGTAATCTATTAGATTTAACTTCTTTGACTGTGCCATCATCAGCTGTAAAATGTCCACAAGTTATTTGTTGTAATCTCATTAACTGAGTTAAGACTGTGGCTGTAGTCATTATCTTGCCGTCCATTTGTGCAAGAGCCAGTGTTTTCATTTGTTTGTACAGTTTAACTTGTTCTGGCGTAAGCTGAATTGTACGTTTCATAAATGTTTTTTTAGGTAAATCTAAACAATCATCTTTTAAAACACGATAAGAAAAAGGTTTTAATTTTTCTGATAATTCTGCAAGGTGTTGATAACCCACTACAATCTGCACAGACCTACCACCAAAATTTGCTGTACGCATTTTGGCATACCTGGTTCTAAATGTATAATAAGAAGTGTGTCCTAATAATTCTTTTTTTAAAAACTCACATTGTTTGTATAAATCTAATGGTGATTTAGTTACTGGTGAACCAGTTAATATTCTTTTATAAGGTGCATATTCTCCAAGAGAACAGATATGTCTAGTTCTTTTTGCATCAGGATTTTTTATAGTTGTAGATTCATCAATAGCCATCATGGTTTTATGACAACTTAAAAACTTAGCTGCAAACTCTACACCTTTTTTAGTTGAGAGAGCTTCGACGTTCATAATTAATACGTGTAAATCCTCTCCTGTTACAAATAATTTATCTAGTTCTTTTTGTTGTTTTTGATTAATATTAGATTGCCATAACACGTCTACATATTCTACATGGTCTGGCATGTGTGTAGGTAATTCTTGTTCATACCAATTCTTATATACACCTTTTGGTGCCACAATTAGAACACCATTGATCTTACCTTGATCGTATAACATGGCTATATTATCTATCAGTACTTTTGATTTACCAGTACCCATTTCCATAAAATAGGCAAAGTACGGCTTTTCCCATGACATTTCCAATGCTTTTAGTTGATGAGCATATGGCTTAGTCTTAAATCTATAATTCATAATTTTTCTTTCTTGACTTCTATATAGAACATCCTATATTGTTTGTCAATGTTAGAAAGAAAAAAAAGAGTATATGTGATTCAAGAATTACCTGGCACCAGAGCTGGCACACCTAAAATAAATATTATGAGTGCTAAAGAATATGGTGAGATACATTTTTTATTACCAGAGTTTTCACAAATAATTTTTTCTCCTGGACCACTTGTTTTTAAATTAAGAAAACTTTTAAAACATTATACTCCAGAAGATTATTTATTATTAACTGGTGACCCAGCAATTATTGGAGTCGCATGTTCTATTGTTTCTGAAATGACAACTGGCAAATACAATTTGCTAAAATGGGATAAACAAGATAGAGTTTATTATCCAATTAAAATTAATTTATACGAGAAAGGAGAAGTAAATGATTGATTTTGAAAAAGACCAGAGAGAAGATTTGGATGGTGCAAACGATGCAAATAAACTTTCTGATCAAGTAGTTAAACTACAAGAGTTAGAAGCTGAGCTTCTAATAAAAGAGCAAGAGCTCAAAGAAGTAAAAAGAAAAGTTGAATTAGTTTCAGCAGAGGTAATACCTACGATGATGCAAGAGATGAATATCTCTACATTAAAATTAGCTGATGGTACCTCCGTTGAAGTAAAACCAGTATATGGTGCTTCAATACCTGCAGATAAAAGGGAAGAAGCATATAAATGGCTTCGTGAGAATGGCCTAGGTGATCTTATTAAAAATGAGGTGACCGTTGCTTTTGGTCGTTCCGAAGATGACAAGGCACAGCAATATGCTGTCCTTGCGCAAGGTCAAGGGTACGAACCAGTCCAGAAACTAAAGGTCGAACCTATGACACTTAAAGCATTGGTTAGAGAGCGTGTTGAAAATGGACTCGATATGCCCTCTGACCTTTTTAACGTGTTCACAAGCAACAGAACAAAAATAACAAGGAACAAATAACAATGAACCAAGTAACAGAGAAAAAGTCTGCACCACTTCCAGCAAATATGTTTGAAGAAGATGCAGCAAAAGGTTTGGGCAAAATAGGTCAAGAAGATCTAGCTCTTCCTTTTCTTAAAATCCTTGGACAACTTTCACCAGAAGTTAATAAACGTGATGGTAAGTATGTCGAAGGTGCAGAGCCAGGAATGATTTACAATTCTGTCTCTGGAGATTTATACGATGGTGTTAAAGGCATAGATGTTATTCCATGCTTTTACAAACTCGAATACATCGAATGGAAAGATAGAGGAGAAGGACCAGGTGCACCAGTTGCAATTTATGATTCTTCATCTGACATCATGTCTAAAACAAAACCAGATGCAAACTATAAAGATAGATTACCTAATGGTAATTACATCGAAAAAACTGCATCGCATTTTGTTATCATAACTGGCGACAGTCCATCGACTGCATTGATTGCTATGAAATCTACTCAATTAAAAATTAGTAGAAAATGGAATTCAATGATGTCGGGCATAAAACTAAAAGGTAAGAACGGTTTATATACACCGGCATCTTTTAGCCACATTTACAAACTAAAGACTACTCAAATGTCTAACGATAAAGGCACATGGTTTGGTTGGGAAGTTAGTAAAGTTGGCCCTATTACTGACGCAAGCATCTATCAACAAGCTAAATCGTTTTCTGAAAGTATCTCTAAAGGTGCAGTGAAAGCGAAGCATGGTGAAGATAAACCAGCGGAAAGTAACAGCATTATATAATTCTCTACGAGAATAAGTGCACAGTGTGGGCCAGGAGGGAGACTGAGTGGCCCACATGAAAGTAGTTTATGGATGAAAAGTATATAAAATTTTTTGAAGGATACAGGCAGGCTTATGGTGTAGCTGATATGTCTACACTAAAGATCGACCCAGAAAGCAGAAAGCAAAAGCCAATATACAGATGGAACGACGAACAACTTACAGACAAAATTTATAAGAACCATCTTGAGGGCACACAATCGATAGGTGTTCAACCGTGTAATGAAAACGGACAGGCTCGTTTTGGTGTGATAGATATAGACCCAAATGACTACGGAGACTTTGATAGAAAATTTTTTATAGACACATTACAAACTTATAATCTACCTCTTATACCGGTGCTGTCTAAAAGTGGTGGCTTACATTTATATATGTTTATAGATAAGTTTATAGACGCCTCACTTATAAAATCTTTTTTAAGTAATTTATTACCTATATTTAAATTAAAACCAGACACAGAAATTTTTCCAAAACAAACACAACTCACAAAAGATAATGAGACCGGCCAACTAAACAAAGGTAACTTTATTAATTTACCATACTTTAAAAAAACAGAACGTGTTGCAATAAATGTGGACGGCACACAATTTACGTTTGATCAATTTATTGAAGTGATTGAAAACAATACAGTAAGTCAAGAAGATTTAAAAATAATAACTGATTCTATTGAGAAACAAGACATGGAAGGTGTTGATGAAGAATTTATTGAAGGACCTCCTTGTCTTGCTCATCTATCTAAAATTATGAAAGACCCTAAGTTTGACGGCAAAGATAGGTTTATGTATAACTATCACGTATTTGTTAAGATGAAATATCCAGATGATTGGCAAAAGAAAGTAAAAAACGCACCAGTTAAATATTTTATTGGTGAACATGCAAATGCCTGGGATGATAAGATGGTTGCTGCAAAAGTTAGATCATGGACAAAACAATTCAAAGGATTTACTTGTACACAAAGTCCAATAAGCGAGCATTGTAAAAGAGGTATATGTGTTAAGAAAAAGTTTGGTATCCTAGCAGGATCAAAAGGTAATTATCCTGTGTTAACTAATCTTAAAAAAATAGATTTAGACCCAGAGCCAGAGTATGAATTTGATGTTACAAAACCAGACGGTATTAGTACAGCAACAGTACATTGTAGATCTATTGAACATGTTAATGATCAACGTAAACGTAGAAATGCCATAGCAAAAGCTGCAGGGTTTCCACCACCAATTATTAAGGGCGACGAAGATCAAACAGTATTAGAAGAATTATTTAAGACACAAAAATTAGTGCACCCACCAATAGGTACATCACCAAAAGAAAAATTACATGACGTATTGCATGCAAAGATAAATGGACCAAAAGCTATGAATGATGCAAGTTTTAAATCAGGAACTGTATTGATTGAAGATGGTTATGCGTATTTTAAATTTGATAAGTTTTATGACAAGTTACGATCTAAGAATTGGAAATACAGTGAAGATAAAACAGGTGTTATGATGAAAGTAAATTACAAACAATGTGACATACAATTTTTAGAGCAAAAAAGATATCCAACAAAAGAAAAAGGTAAATACAATACACCTACAAAAAATATTGTAATGATTGATATAGATGAATTTAAGGACATCATAATTAATCACACTAGAATAAAACACAACACGGAGATAATGTGATTAGAAAAATACTCGGGCCTCCTGGAACAGGGAAAACAACTAAGCTATTGCGTTATGTAAAAACTTTTTTAAAACTAGGAACACCTATAGATAAAATAGGATACTTTGCATTTACAACCAAAGCTGCAAACGAAGCGATAGATAGAATGTTGGATTATCACACAGCTTTCCAAAGAAAAGATTTAAAATATTTTAGAACACTACACTCCCTGGCATTTACTAGACTTGGATTAAAAAAATCACAAGTATTACAGGACGAACATTACGAAGATATAGGTAGAAAATTAGGTATTGAAGTGACAGTTTATTCTAACGGAGAAGAAAAAACAGGCTTTGTAGATTCCGACAGTGAGTATTTTAATATTATAAATGCAGCTAGAATCAAAGGTGTTTCAGTTGAGGAAGAATATAATACAGATATGTATTCAGAGGATATAGATAAACATCAATTAAAAATTTTAAAAGATGAATTAGATAACTATAAAAAAGCTTTTAAACTAATTGACTTCACGGACATGATCGAGTCATTTAATGTGGCAGAAATGTGTCCAAAATATGATGTAATATTTGTTGATGAAGCTCAAGATTTATCTCCTGTGCAGTGGAAAATGTACGATATACTTAAGAAAAACTCCAAATATGTTATATTAGCTGGCGATGATGATCAAGCAATTTATGGCTGGGCAGGAGCAGATGTTAAACGATTCCAAGACGAACCAGCTAAAAACATAATTTTGCCACAATCTTACAGGGTGCCACAACAAATACAATCTATAGCTGATAAAATATTAAGCAGAATACCCGATGAGAGAAGAATAAAAAAACAATGGTCTGCTAGACCAGAACAAGGCACTGTGCATTATGTTACTGGAGTAGATGATGTTCCATTACATAATGGTAACTGGTTGGTTCTTGCAAGGACTAATGATCGATTATTAAAATTAAAATCTCATTTACAAGACATGGCTATTTATTATGAATTTAAAGGCAGAAAAAGTTATAGATCAAGATTATATAAAAGCATACAGGACTATACACGTTGGACTAACGGAGACAAACTATCTCTATCTGAATGTAAAGACTTGTTTGAATTTTTAGAGGAGCAAGAACCAAAAGAAGAAAGAATGTATGATTTATTTGAATGGGGTTATTCAAGAACACAGAGGTGGTTTGATGTTTTTAAAGCTGATCCAGAAGAATGTTTATACATAAGAGAGATGTTAAGGTTAGGTGAAGAATTATCTAAACCTGCAAGAGTTCAGCTATCAACAATACATGCAGCGAAAGGTGGTGAAGCAGAAAATGTATTATTGATTTTAGATAACACTAAAAAAATAAGAGAGGCGATAGAAAAAAGTTGGGAGAAAGCAGATGAAGAAGAACGAGTCTGGTATGTCGGCGTTACACGTACAAAACAAAACTTATACATATTAAATGCTAAACAGGAGGACAGAGGTTATGACATCGAAAGTTTGGGATAAGCAGCACGGCGGGAGTCACTATCAAAAGTATAAGATTCAGCCCAGTAAGTTTGTGGTAGAGAATGAATTGCTATATCCAGAAGGTTGTGCTATAAAATATATTATTAGACATCGTGATAAAGGAAAGAAGCAGGATTTATTGAAAGCAATACACTTTATAGAAATGATCATAGAGAGGGATTACAATGAAAATTCCTAAGTTTGAAGCACAGACAGAATGGGTAAAACCTACAGAGTTTCCAGACCTACGCGATGTAGATGAGATAGCTATTGACCTGGAGACAAAAGATCCAGACCTATTAAAGAAAGGATCTGGTTCTGTTATTGGTAATGGTGAAGTTATAGGTATTGCTGTTGCTACAAAATTTTACAAAGGATACTTTCCAATAGCACACGAAGGTGGTGGTAACATGGAAAAAGCCAGAGTGTTAAGATGGCTTAAAGATATTTTAGAATCACCGTCAACAAAAATTTTTCACAATGCAATCTATGATGTTTGTTGGTTGCGAGCAATGGGATTTAAAATAAACGGTGACATAGCCTGCACTATGATAGCATCAGCACTTACAGACGAGAACAGATTTCGTTATGATCTTAATAGTTTATCCTGGCATTATCTTGGTTATGGTAAGAACGAGGCTGCACTTGCAGAAGCTGCAGAAGAGTGGGGCATAGATCCTAAATCAGAAATGTACAAATTACCTGCAATGCATGTTGGTGCATACGCAGAACGTGATGCTGAAGTTACATTAGGTCTTTGGCAAGAAATGAAAAAAGAAATTATTAATCAGGACCTGGAGGATATATTTGCACTGGAGTCTGATTTGTTTCCTTGCCTAGTTGACATGAGATTTAAAGGTGTGCGTGTGGATATAGAACGAGCACATCAAATGAAAAAAGAATTAACTTATCATGAAAGATTTTTATTACATAAAATAAAAGGTGAAACAAATATTGATACACAGATATGGGCTGCAAGATCTATTGCAAATGTATTTGATGTATTGAGATTAGAATACCCACGAACAGATAAAACAGGTGCACCATCTTTTACAAAAAATTTTTTACAAGAACACAAACATCCTGTCGTAAATATGATAGCACAGGCAAGAGAGATCAACAAAGCACACACAACTTTTTTAGATTCTATTCTACGTTATGAACACAAAGGCAGAATACATGCAGAGATTAATCAATTACGTAATGCTGGGGGTGGCACGGTGACTGGTAGGTTCTCCTACCAGAACCCAAATCTACAGCAGATACCAGCTAGAAACAAAGACCTTGGACCTAAGATAAGATCATTATTTATACCAGAAGACGGATGTAAGTGGGGTGTGTTTGATTACTCACAACAAGAACCAAGATTAGTTGTGCACTACGCTGCACTATACAAACTACCTTCTGTATACGATGTTGTAGAAGCATATGAAAACGATTCTAACTCAGACTTTCACCAGACTGTAGCAGACATGGCGCAAATTCCTAGATCACAAGCAAAAACAATTAACCTTGGATTATTTTATGGTATGGGTAAAGCTAAACTACAAGCAGAGCTGGGCGTAACAAAAGAAAAAGCTGCAGAATTATTTAATACCTACCACAGTAAAGTTCCATTCGTAAAACAATTAATGGAGAAAGCATCGAACAGAGCACAAGATCGTGGACAGATACGTACTTTGCTGGGTAGACTATGTAGGTTTCACCTGTGGGAGCCTAATCAATTTGGTATGCATAAAGCCATGACTCACGAAGATGCACTAAGGGAACATGGACCGGGGATAAGAAGGGCATACACATATAAGGCATTAAATAAATTGATACAGGGCTCAGCTGCAGACATGACTAAAAAAGCTATGTTAGAATTATATAAAGAAGGTATTGTACCACACATACAGATACATGATGAGCTAGACTTATCAATAGAGAGTGAAGAACAAGCTAAAAAAGTTATTGAGATTATGGAACATGCTGTTACACTAGAAGTTCCAAACAAAGTGGACTATGAGTCCGGAAACAATTGGGGGGAAATAAATGATTAAACAATATAAAGACAAGTTTATGGTCTGGCAGTTGCACAACAGAAGAGAAATAGTTTGTGCAGTGGCTGGCTTCATCATTGGCGCAATCCTATTATAACATGCTACTCATAGATACTTACTTAGATAAAAGTAAGATTCATGGGGTAGGTGTATTCGCCAAAGAAAACGCTAAAAAGGGTGAAAAGATTAAAGAGGTAAGACCTGAATTTGAAATAGAATTCAACAGTGAAAACTTACCACGCATGCCTTTGGCCCTTGCAAAATTTATTGATACCCATTCTTACGAGAGAGAGTTAGGATCTAAAATGTTTGTAATGGGTATCGACAATGAAAAATATTTAAATCACAGCACGAATCCCAGTGTTGATGACAACGGTATTGCTTTGAAAGATATTGTTATAGGCGACGAAATTACAATAGACTACAGGGACTTTGATGATAGTATGAAAGCATGGCTTACTTAAATGCAAATATCCCAGCAACTTATGCACAAATAAGAAGAGAGTATTTATATGATCTTAAAAAACATCATGGAGAAGTTGAAGACTGTGTTATCTTCGGTATGTCAGCTCTTGAGGGTCGTGCAATATTATTCCATGCTATTATGGAAAACGGTGCAGTATTTTATCGCCTACCAATTAGCGCGTTTATTCAAAGAGGATTTAGAGTCACCGACGTGCCCATCAGACGCCTTGATGAATTACAGCTCTGGAATTGTTTTTCTTATTATCCTGCTGTCACTTCTTGGGATTTTTTAGTATCACAATCTGGTAAGTATATTGGTAAAGATAAAAAATGGCATAGAGGTAAATATTTATTTACTATTGACTTTGCTCATCCAGACGCTAACATAATAGATACTGATCATTCAGAGATTCCGCACGAGCACAAGTGCGCTCACATACTTGCATTAGATGATGGCAACTATGCAGCACAGCCAAACAATAGATTAATATGGGACATACCATCTTTCACTGTGAAAGATACGATCCCGGACTGGAAAGTGCAGACATCTGAATGGAATGTAGAAGACTCTACTCAGTGGAGAACTGAGGATACTGATAACTTCTTCTACGAAATTGAGGAAAAGAAAAAATGATTGGAGGTTGTTATGGATTATCGATTCACAGCAATACTAATAATTTTGTTATGTATACTGGCTTTTTGTGTAAAGCCGGTGGATCACACATCATTGAAAATAGAGGCAAAAGATTATATAATCCCGCCACCAAAACCAAAACATGAGTAAGAAACCTTTAACAATATCTGAATCGGCTGCCGTGCAAATGCCCATGAAGACGGTTGCCAGTTTGATCGCGATGATCGCAGTCGGCACCTGGGCTTATTTCGGTATTCACGAGAAGCTCAACCAGCACAGCACAAAGATAGAATTGATGACAAAAGATTTAGAACAAAACTCAGAGTTTAGAATTAAATACCCAAGGGGTGAGTTAGGTCAGTCAAGTGGGGAAGCGGAGCTTTTCATGTTAGTGGAACACTTAGCAGGTGTTTTAGAGGATATAGATGCAGAAGTTAAGAGCATGAGAAACAATGCAGTTAACATAGAATTTTTAAAAGATAGAACAAAAAAACTTACAGAGGATGTAGAAAAATTAATTAGAAATGGGAGTGGACACTAATGATTGAAGTTGTATTTGCACTTTTATTATTACAAGATCATAAAATTATTGAGCATCGTTATCATGATAGCTTACAAAATTGTTTGAAAGCCAAGCGTTACGCTATGAAGGACAAAAGCACCAAAGATAGAGTGGTCTACAAATGCATAAAGTCTAAAGCAAACGTAGAGGTATACATGGGAGAGAAGAAGATTACTTCATTAATATTAGACTAATGAAGAAACCAAATAAAAAACGTAATCCCATTGCAAGACAACTTAGACATTTTAAAAATAAAGTGATAAAGAATAAGAAGATATATGATAGGAAGAATTTACGCAGAGATAGTTAACGGTAGATGTCCAACTTGTGATGAGTATACAATGTTAGTTGGCGTTACAAATGATCGTTATAGATGTATGAATTGTGGTGCTGATTTACAGCAACATGTAAATGGTAAAATAAGTTATTTACCTTTCTTACATAAAGAAACTATATTGAAAGAGGATTTTGATTATGGCCAAGAAGGCTAAGGGTCTCTACGCAAAAGTTGCACACGTACCTATATTTCATAAAACGTCGATTGGACGTAATCCTAGCAAAGCAAAAATGAACAAGAACCGCCGGCGTTCGTTCAAAAAATACCGGGGCCAGGGTAAATAATGTTAAAATTTTATATATGGTTAATGGGTTGGTCTGGTCAATTAAGTGCCTGGGCCTGGAGAAAACACGTTAAAATATTAAGAAAAAATAAGGGTTGACAATATTTTCTGGGATATTATATTACCCCTATGAAAGAAAGAGAGGAATAAATGTTTAAAACATTAAAAACAATCGCAGCTGAATTAAAAAGAGCTAACGATTTAAAAGAAAAAGACATAAAAAATAAAGAAATGTATGGGTGGTATATAAGAGCTAATCCTAATGTAACTTTAAGTAATGGTTACAACACTGGAATGACTTGTACAACTGCTGGAGATCCATATAGATAATGAAAGAAAAAAGCGTAACAATAACAAGTAAAAACATAACATCTAAACAATGGGCTGCATTAGTTTTAGAATTAAATTTAATGCGAAAAGCATGGACTCCGTATGCAAAGTTAGAGCTACGGGGACCAGGGCTCAAGAAAATAATAGCTTTTGGTACGAGGTCTGGCGATGCAAAACAAGATAGATGAAGCAGCCAGAATGTTTAATAAAACTAAAGATCCATATTACAGAGATCTTTGGTATAAATTAGTAGAAAGGTTTTACAATGGAACTAATAATACTGAACGACGGGTTGTACCAATTAATACCCGTAACAAAAAAGATGTTGGAAGGCTTATCCCTTCTAGATCGAGCTGGCTTAACCTGCTTTGATCTATGTGATATACTCAGATTAAAATTAACTGGGTATGTCGATACACTGAATTTACATATAATGGAAGATGGTAGTACCATGGTCGGTTGTATGTGTAGATAAAATTGACCGGTTAGTAGGCGTCTATACAAAAGCTTCGCGCTAAGTCACTAACGTTAGCTATGACCCGCAAGGGTAGCGACCAAAGCCGGACGGGGTACAGTACAGTGCACACAGATCTGTATCCCGTATTATGATTCTACACCAGGTGTAGGTGTGCAGGTAAATCTAATGTACATATTGTATTTGTTAACTTCTTCTCTGCCAATCTCTCTCATTTTTTTCATAGATTCTTCGTATCCAAACATCATGCAATCATAATTAGTATTGAACTGTTCTGGCCATTGATATGGGGGCATACAAGTACCTGCAGTGTAGCTGCATATAATTAGACTCAGTAATATTTTCATTGACACCTATTGTAAATTGTGAGATAAATCCCATATTATGTTTAACAAAGAAAGGAGTATATCATAATGACCGATATAACTAAATATAAAAACGTGTCGCTATCGCATAAGACCTATGATCTAATTGATAAGATACGGAAAGTAATACAACCAGACACAGTACTAAGCAGATCACAAACGATTAGCATATTAGTAAATGAGAAAGCGAGGAAACTGAATGGACAAGCCAAAATCAAAAAAGACTAAAGTTATTTGTCCAGTTTGCAATGGCAACGGATTTATTCGAGTGCCTTATAGATTAACGAAAGAAGAAGTTACTGCACAATGTGGTGTTTGTGACTCGGAAGGAGAAATATATGCGGATGAACGTGATGATATTTATATTGATTCTGATGGTATCCACAGGTTGCACTAGATATGATTTTGATGGATTTGATCCTACCACTACTACGTTACGATGGATCATGAAGGGGGTAGACAATGACAAGTAAAAGAGGACCAAACGACTTGGAAGAAACTATTGATAAACAAAAGAAACAAATAGAATTCTTACAAGGTAAATGCAGACAAGCTGGTGCAGCAATTATTGATCAAGCCACTAAGATAAAAGGACTTGAAAAAGAAATTGATAGACTGTCTGAAGAAAACAACAACTTAAAAATAATGTTAGAAAAATGAGTGAAGAAATAAAATATGGTGTGTTTAGTTGGGGGCCTTGCATTGTCCAACTAAAGATAACTGAAGAATTTAGAAAAAAACTTTTGTCTGAAGGAGAGGCAAGCAAACAAGAGGCTCTAAAATTCAATGAGAAACTTGCAGGGATTTTAAAAGAAGAATATGCATACCGAGACAAAGAAGTATTTCTACCAGAGATATCACAAGTTCTTGGTGT